AAAAAAGGGGGCCTACCGAGGTGGGGGGTGGGTGTAGGACCCCTGTGGAGGGGATAGATACTTATACCATACCCATACATACCCCTACATTACATGTAGTTGAATTTTCATACGGCGAAAGGAATTTTTACGAAGTAAAATGCTGGAATAAAATTTCATACGGCTAACAGGCGGGATCGCGAAGCGATATCGGTAGGGGATTTCTATACGGCTAAAGGGGATAGGTTGGCAGGAAAAAAGGCCCAGTCTATGCAAGCCCTGGGCCAGATGGGGTTACTTCTTTTCAGGTTCCGTTACTTCGATATTGTTATGCTCCATTTCCTCTTTCGCCCAACGGAGCAACGTATCAAAGCCTTGGGGGTCATCGCGCTTAAATGCCATGATTTCACCGGCTGTTGCTATGCGCGATTCAATCAAATACTTCAATGGTGTCATTTTGTTATTCTCCCTTTTATTGAGTTAATGGTCCGCAGTATTTATCGGATACTCTCAGGATTATGTATATATGACGCCTGAGAGTATCCTAAAATACTACCGACGATTAGTAGCTGGTTCCCAGTGAAGCATTAGCCATCTGCTTGGCAACATCCTCACTCTTGCCAGCAGTAACCAAAATCTTCACCATCTGAGAAAACTGCACCTTGGGATCTTCAAGCGTAGGCTTTTCAATCCCTGAGGCCGTAAGTGCAGCTTGCATAGACTTCTGACGCGCATTTGCCTTGCGCTTGTTATTCACGTATGCCAGAAGCTCGTCCGCGTCCGGTGCTTCCTTTGCGGGAATCTCATCTCCCTTTACAAGTTCCTCGAATTCGCCCTCGTACTTGATAGGCGTGGGAAGCTGCGCACCGTATGCGTTTTCGATAACACCCTTGAATGTCGTGGTCTTTGGCATCGTCTTAAACCTTTCCATATCTGACTGTGATAGTTTGATACTTTGCCATATCAAAGCTAGTATTAACTAGAACCTCTGACCAATCCTTTAAGGTCATTATATGGTTTCCACCGATATAGTAGCATTCAACTAGAATGTAGCTTGGTCGAATCCAGATATCAATGTGGGTTCTAGCCATCTTACCCTACTCTCTCCGTTTGACTCGCGCCCGCCTTATTGCGTCCGCGTCTTACGTCCTATAGTATAGCATCCTACGTGCCATCGCATTTAGGCCCATATTCGCAATCCCTTACAAGTAATGTCGCCGCTAGGCTGACTTTTGTCGCGGTCTTTCCGCAAGTTTGGCTGTAAACTACTGAGCCATAAGGTACTTATGGGAGTTCTGAGAATGTCAGACTTTCTGACCCCAAGATTTTACATATATTTAACAAAGATTTAACATGGCATCGCGCATGCATAAGTGTAGTTCCTACATACAAGCAAGTATTGTGCCCATGTAGTTATTACCTGGTATAATACTTGCAGTGTGTAGGAACTACTCGTTTATTGTTGGCTTCATTCTTGCAAATGCAATACCCATGCCACACAGATCCTCGCGGGTCCCATATATGGCATAAATATTGCGGAGAGTCTAATTGCACACCTCATTCATTCCACAACTTGGTCCCATATATTTATTTCTGTATAGTAGGAATAGGTATTGGAGTGAGCCTCTGCATATCGTTCCAATAAGTTGCTCTGCATTTCTTCTTACAGAATCTTTGCCAGGGTCTTTTTGGAGTGAATTCTTTCAAACAATTACTACATGTAATCCGGGTTAGACGCATTCTCGGTTGGGTAGGGGTAGACATCGGATGACCTCCTGAAGATGCATCCTAGCCCACTTTAGACGCATTGTCAACTCTTGCGTTAGGACTCGGCTAGTGATACCTTATGACTGGCCCATCCCGGCCCTACATACATTCCATACAATTAAATACAGTTTAGTTTAGAAAGGATTTTCCCATGCCTATGGGTATAGTTTCTAATGATGAGTTTGAGACGGAGTTGCAACGTAATGGTTCTAAAGTAATTACGCCTGAAATAGTTCAGGATGATAAAGGCAGGGGAAAAGGAAATAATAATGTCCCTGAGTCGTTACGTAAAATTATAGGTGAGACTTCAGAGATTGAAGGTAGACAGGAAGCCTTAGCTATCGCAAGTATGTTTGGTATATCTGAATCCTCCGTAAGTGCGTATGCTAAAGGTGCTACATCTACCACGACATATAATACACCTAACAAATCAATAGCAGACTATATTCGTAATAGAAAAGATCGTATCAGCAAGAAAGCCCTCCGTAAGTTACAATCCTCCCTGGATAGTATTTCTTCTGAAGCCCTTCAAAAAGAATCCCCTCGTAACTTAGCTGCAATAGCTAAGGATATGTCTGCTATTGTTAAAAACATGGAACCTGAGAAAGATTCGGGTCCAACTAATCAACAGAATAATCAATTCATATTTTATCGTCCCGAAATATCTAAGTTGGAAGATTACGGTGAACCCATTCGTGTGAATGAATAGTTAAGCAGGATTAGATTAGACAGGATAGGAGTAAACAATGCCCTCACAAGCTACAATCACAGGTAAAGTTGGCCCAGGTAATACAGTTACATCGCAGCTAATTTCAGACGTAGTTAGACTGGAATACTTAGTTGCGCCACGTTCAATTCTTTTCCTTCAGACTTCTGATGGTAAAATTAGAGAGTTTGATATTGCAGCAGATACTACTTGGACCACCACCCTTTCAGCCGGTAACATTACAGTTACAATCTCCTGATTATGATTACCCTAATTCTACTCATTCTTGCGTTCATCCTTTTCATTCTCGCCGCGGTGAAAGGAGATTCACAGTTAGGATACGTAGGATTAGCTGTGTGGGTTCTCAGTGAAATAATTTCAAAGTATGGTGTATGAATCATGATGAAACATACAAGAATGTATTGCAACGAGTGCAGAAGGGAATGGCTGGTTCCAACTAAGTATTTTACCAATAGTGCTCCTTTAACCATTACAGGTAATAGACGTGATGATCTATGTATCTATTGTGGGAGTGGTTCTATTGAATTAGTTGAATACCAGCCATCGTTTCTTGGTGGAGATATTCCGCGCCCGGATTCCCCATCGTTAGTATTGAGTCCGCTCAATACGGGAGATGATTACGATCCATCTAAAGTAAAGGAAGTTACGCCAGGATTCGCTGTAAACAATTTAATTAAGATGACTGGTGGATTGTGAGAGATTACATCATAATCCGAACTTCAGAAGGGCATCAGGTATTAACCAAGGAAGTTTTTTATTTAATAAATGATCATTGGGGGGAATTAATTCTTCCTGTAAAAAAATGTGAACCATTACCAGTAATTTCCCCCATTGGTAAACAATATGAAGCATTCCCTCAAAGATAGATCAGGATATTTAATTATAGATCATTCAGAATCACCTGGTATAAGACCAGAGGATATTCCTCCAGAATTAAGAAACTCCACTCCAGCAGTAGGAGCAGGCGCGATATATGAACGTGATGTTCAATTATGCTCCCATTGTGGAAGTCAAGTTATACTCAATCCTTTACGTGAACGTCCTAGGGGATATTGCGCAAAGTGTGATCATTACATATGTGATAATCCAATCTGCAATAAGGAATGTCAACCTTTAGCCAGATTATTAGAACAAGTAGATAATCAAATTCAAAAAAATCCCAATGAACCTGTAATTATTCTTACTGATAATTAATCGCGCATGCTCTCTTCCTTACGGTGTTTATTGCATTAACAGTTAGAAAGTAGGAGGTTATTTATGGCTCGTTGGGGTGCGGCAATTCCTTCTTGGACTCCCGTAGCAGTAGCAGATACAACTAACATGACCGATAACGGTCATCATACTTTGCAGGGGGGTTCAGCTACGCAACGTGGAGAATTAAGAGAAGTTTATTTAGGTGGTCAAGCTGGCGCGAGTTCTCCTACCTTTATGGTATTAGGTAGGACTTCTACAGTTGGAGCAACTTTAACTGCTGCACGCTTGGCTGCATTAGATCCATCTACTGCTGCTTTAGCTGCACCTCCAGTTAGTTATGCAGCTTCTACTACTAAGCCTCAGCGTAGTTCAACTTTAGGAATGCTTTTGAATCTTTCATTCAATGCATTCGGTGGAGTTGTTCGTTGGGTGAATGGGCCAGATGAAATCATTAGTTACCTTGGTAATACTGCATCCTTGGGAGAACTTTCCTTGAATGCATTTACTGGTGGTACTCCTGGTTTGCTTGGCTCAAACATTGTCTTTGAAACTCTCTAAGTTAGGGTAGAGAATGATTACACGGCGGGATTTAATTGATCCAATGAGTCAATTAGCCCGTCGTGTAATTAAAGATGAAAGAGGACAATTCATATTAAGACAACCAGTAGCCCCACCTCCGCCCGTTGGAGAACCCTTATTTAGAATGGTTACTAATAGTGGAACATATCCTGAATGTGGATTTGATGTAGCTGATGATCCTACTAATGATGTTCCTTTTACTAGAACATTAGTAACTAATGGAACCGGGCCAGGTGGACGTAATTTTGTTAGATTTGATTTTACTCCTACTGGTACATTAGTTGCTGGTGCTTGGGGTTGGGCATTAGAACATGCTACGTGGTTTGCCTTAGATTCTTGTGTTCAGGGAGATATTAGATATTATAGATTTAGTTTAAAAATATTTAGTCCCTTAAATTGGGCTCCTACTTCCGGAGGAAATCCTGGTACTAAATTTATTGATTACGCAAATCAAGGTGATACATTAAATTTCCCCACTCGTTCAGTTCTTCAGTTATTTAGTGATAGAGTAAATACCGAAATGGATATTTACCTCTATCGTGGGGGTGGTGGGGGTTATGGGCCAAGATTAAATAATATAGCTTTAGATACATGGCATAATGTTCAATGTAAATTACAGAGTGGAAGTACAGCAGTATCAAATGATGCTGGTATATATCTTTATATGAATGCTGCCAATAATAGTGAATCTACCCCTACAATGTCAGTGGTGGGTCCTCAAAGTGGGCCTCCAGAAGATCCTATTTTTAATTGGAATACACAAGGTTGGCCCGGTGGTTCTAATCCAGATTCATTAATTATTATTGGTAGTATTATTGATAGTCTTGGACTTGGACGCTCCCTTAGTTTCGGATTTACTGATTTTGAATATGACGATCAATTTGATACTAATTGGAATAATCCTGCCTTAAGATTATAAACAATGGCTGATATAGGAAATAATCCAGCCACACCCGGAAGCAGTAGAACATTTAATTCTAACTGCAAAGGAATCTCAATACCTTCATTCCCTGAAGCTGGAACTGGTGTTTCCATAAGTGGATATATAGAAGGAATATCTGGAGCCAATGTTAGAGCCTTCATTATTGATCCCGCAGATGGAACTACGGTATTAGCCCAGAGTGATATAAGAACTAATATTGGAGCAGCAGGATATTATACATTTACTGGTGGTTCTTTAAATGGCTTCGTCCTCACCGCTTCTGCCGCATATTATATTTGTATAGGCACAGAGAATGCTGCTTCAGGATTATTTTATTTCCAAAGTGGAACTGAAGTTTATGATGGGTTAACTAGTAATGCTGGTATTAGCAGTGTTAATCCCTTAACATTTATTTCTGGTGGTATGGCCCCAGAAACTATTAGGGATTATGCTTGCTATTTAACTTATACTCCCGGTGGTGGTCCTCCCCCACCTACAGGATTACCTTTCGTAACTATAATTGGAGCTAAAAGAATTTAATAGTTAGTTATGGCGTTTCCTTCTATTCGTTCAGCGACGATTACATCTGATTCGTCTACTACCACGAGTCATACTGTAAATCTGCCTGCAACGATTAGAGCAGGAGATACTATTTGGGTATTTGTTTCTTCCACTGTAGCAGGTGCAATAGGATGGCCTGATGCTACATGGAATGAAATGTTTGATTCTTCCCCCCATGCAGCAGATGATCAAGTAGCAGCAGCATGGAGAAAGGCAGATGGAACTGAAGGAGCTACAATAGTAGTTACTGCTGGTAGTGGAAAAATGGCATCATTAGCCATTGCAGTTCAAGATGCAGCAGATCCTACAATTAGGCCACCTGAATTATCTACAGTTGCTACGGGTAGTGCTACCGAGCCTAATGCAACTACTTGTACTCCTACTGGCGGGGCCAAGGATTATCTGTGGTATACCTTCTTTGCGATGGAAGGTGAACAAACAGGTATTACTGCATATCCTACTAGTTATACTTTAAATCAATCAGGATTAGCTAATACTGGAACTGGTGGAGCAGTAACTACTAATTGCACCGCCGCTGGTGCAGGTAGACAATTAAATGCTGCTAGTGAAGATGCAGGAGTATGGGATGTAACAGGAACTTTAGATGATTGGGCTGCTTGGACTATTGCATTCCATCCTGCTGATCCTATTACTGCTCCTTTAGATAGAGTATCTAGGAACGCGCACCCCGTAAGATTTCCTGTATTACTTCCTTTAGGAACATCAGGATTAACTCTAGCAGTTAATCTTCTCCAATCTACACTTGCTCCTATTGAACCAATGGGTGTTAATCAGTATGACTGGCCAAACCCATTAAGGATTACTAGCCAATTAGCAGTAGATATTAGTTCGCGCCCGCAGGAAGATGGAGTTCCTCCGTTCATTCCTATTGACTGGAGAAATCCAGACCAATGGAAGAAGCAACCATTAAACTATAGTTATAATCTTTTACCACAATTTGCACCAGAGGAAGCCCCTCCATTTGTTCCTGTAACATGGAATAATCCTATACCTGGTGGTAGGAATCTAGTAGGATTTACCTTACCCAGACCTCAGTATTATGAAGATCAAGTAGGGTTTAATCAATATGATTGGCCTAATCCTCTATATAAGGGAAAGCCCAATGTAGGATTTACTAAGGATAGGCCACAATTCTCAGTAGATAATTCCCCCTTCAATCAATTTAACTGGCCCAATCCACTAATTAAAGGTAGGCCAAATATAGGATTCGTAGAAGAAAGACCCCAATTTTATGAGGATAGTATTCAGCAAAACCAATATAATTGGCCAAATCCATTATTGAAAGGAAGAGGACAAGATTGGATTAATTTCAAACAGTTAGAACCCCCTACTGAAGTTCCATTCTTACCCATAGATTATCCAAATCCATTATTAAAGGGACAGCAAAATAGAGGATGGGAACAAGAACGCCCACAGTATTATATTGATTTAACTCCTAATAATCAATTCAATTGGCCTAATCCTTTATTAAAGAAGAAGGGTGGGCAGGATTGGACTAATAATTTATTAGAGAATACTTTAGCCCCATTACAGGATGCTCCCAAATCATTATTCAGTGGAGTTATTCCTTTAAGGAAATTAGGATTATTAGCAGACGTATCCTCCAGTATTCAAACTGAACCTGGTCCAGTTCCTCAAGTAAAACAAACTGATTGGCCATTACCATTAAGATCTAAGCGAACTGCAATTACATGGTCCTATAATATATTTAATTTAACTTCAATCGTTCCCCTAGTTAGACAAAATGATTGGCCCAATCCCTTACCAAGGAAATCGTACAAACAACTAGGAATTGAACAGAGTCAAAAATTAACTAGTATAGTTGGGAATCCATTCACCGCAATTATATATCCAAATCCCTTAGTTAAAGCTAGGATTAGACAAGATTATATAAATCAGAAGCCACAGTATCTCTCCTTAAATCCAGTAGGATTCAGTTGTATTATAACTCTAGGCATAGGCGCACCTGGAGACATTACCTGTTTCACCTTAGTAGGATTAGATACTAATCCACAACCGATATTCCCTGGAGTTGTAGTCAATCCCTTAGTTAAGCCATATCCAGTTATTAATAGAACTTGGTTACAATCCAGGTCATTACAATTACTTACAGACCAAACAGCAGTTGGTAAACAATTTACAACTAATCCAACTGTTAGAACCAAACCAGTTCCTAATACATGGATTCAGACGCGGCCGGTTTATTTCGTAGAACCTACTGGTAAACCCTTTAGCCAGACTAATTGGCCAGTTCCTAGTGAGAAGTTCTTCGGATTAATTGTTGATGTAAATACATATACTGGAGAAATTCCCTTACCTGGAACTGCAATTCCATTTAAACAACAGAGTGCTCCAAATCCATTACGTAAGAAGCCCTATACACAGAAGCATGAATTCTATTATGTAATAGATAATAATCAACCACGTATTATTCAATGGACAGCATTACCTCCGGCTAGGCGTAGACCAATTCCTCATATATGGATTCAACGTCCATTAGTTGCATCTCCAATTACTAATCTTCCTGTAGGAAAACAATTCCATCAAGTTCCTGTCTTAAAGAAAATTCTTGCTCAGACATGGTTAAGTGATTCTCTTGCAGTTGGTGATTTACCAATAGCACAATATGATTGGCAAAATCCAGTATTAAGATTAAGAGGATCAGTAAAGGATTGGATACAGGCGCGCCCCTATTATTATGAGGAATCAATACCCAATCGTCAGACGGATTGGGCTAATCCCTTAGTTAAGATTAGACCTACAATAAGCTATCTATTTATTCCTCAGATACAAGAAATTGATGTTCTTCATAATTTAGATTGGCCAAATCCTTTACTTCGAGTTAGATTAGCTGAGACTCATTTAGTTAATTTGTTAGGTTCTACATTATTCCCTGGAGAAGGAGAATCTCCTGTAGGTAGATACGAGAATGTTAATCCATTAATAGAAAAGCGCGGTGGGCAGGGTTGGCATTTCTACTATATGGTGGATGATACCAGTCCTAACGCCCCTTTTGTTCAAACTGATTGGCCTAATCCTGTACGTAGGAAAAAGATAGTAATTGATTGGAGATACTTTAGTTCGATTGCAGAACGTCCAATAATTGCAAGTTCGACTACGTTACCTATATTGAAAAGGAAGCCAATTTATGATTGGTTAGTTAATCTTCAACAGAATACGTTAGGTCCAATACCAGTTACATCTGTATCCCAGAAGGATTGGCCTAACCCCTTAAGAAAGAAGAGAGATATTTCTCTAATTACTCAAATTTCGGATAGAACAAGATTCTTAGATGGAAATAAACCATTCTCATTCATAGAGTTTCCTATTGGTATTAAACGTAGAATAGCTGGTGGATGGGTAGATAATCCTTCGGGTATCTTAAATGCAGTCGTAGGTGCTACCCCCTTTACACAACGTGATTGGCCAGTATTCCTTAGGATTAGACGGGGTGGACAGGATTTAATTGTTAGAGCTTATATTCTTCCTAATATTCAGGGAAGAAGAATTTGTATTGATTCTGCCCTGACTGAATATAACTTAGAATCCGCCATTGAAATTCTGGACTTTAATTCAGGTATTATTATCTACGATTTAGAGTCTGGGGGTGAGGAATGCCAGTAGTTCAAAGTATTACTGTGTATCGTGGAGAGGATATTGAATTAAATTTTCAAATGGTCCCTCCTAGGGATATTACAGGATGGGTAATCTCTCTAACAGTAGCTAAGGCATTTAATACTCCAAATAAGACTTTTCAGGTTACTGCAATAAATACTAATGCGCCTGCGGGTAGATTCATGGCAATTATCCCCTCAGCTACGTTAAATATTCAGCCAGATAAATATGTATATGATGTATTTAGAGTAAGCCCTGGAAATAGAAGAATCCTGAATCTAGGGGACTTTATTATTGGCGGGGATGCTCAGTTTCCATAGGTTTGTATTATGCCTGTTCCACCAAAGAAAAATACGGCTTTTACATTTTACGTAGGATTAACTAGCCAGGTTGATCCTAATGTATATCAGAATACCCCTACTCTATCTGGGGGAGATGTTAAAGTAAGTATAGATGGTGGGGCATTCAACAATTTAACTAATCTTCCTACTACAACCCCGCCTGCTGGTAAAGCAGTTCAAGTTAGTTTAACAGCAGCGGAGATGAATGGGGATAATATAGTAGTTCTATTTAGTGATTTAGTTGGAGCGGAATGGTGTGATGCCATGTTCGTTATCCAGCCTTCAATTAGAAATATTGATGAATTACTTTATCCTACATATCAAGTTGCTGACGCGGTTGCCTCAGATGGAGTTATTCCCACTGTGCAACAGGCATTATATATGATAAATCAATTCTTATGTGAGCGGTCAGTTGTAGGAACTACAGTTACGGTAAAGAGACCAGATGGCACTACTTTAATGACATTCACGTTGAATGATGCAGTTAATCCCACCTCCATTACAAGGAGTGCATGATGCCTGAACTTCTTACAATAGGACCTGCTGTTACTATGGTTCAAAATCAAGGATATGCTTTACCTGCGAGTAGAGTATTAGCGCGCGTGGCAGGATCAATTGAAACTTCTCAGGATAATTCTACTTACGTAGCGGTTACTTTGACAAACAATCAAGCTGAATTAGCAGCGGTTTTTGTTCGTTCAACTGCAAGTGGGACCATTATAACTCTGAAACGAAGTTGAGATGCTTGATCCAGAATTTGTAAAATGGTTTGCAACTCTAGGTATAGGCGGAATTCTTGCAGCATTTATGTTCTTGTTTTATCGCAAGGACCAACAAATGTATTCAGAATTATGGAAAACTACCAGTTTAATGCTAGTAGAAGTAATTAAGGATAATACTGCTTCTAATGTGGAATTAATTTCCCTCATTAGAACCCAGGAAAGAAATCATCTACGTATGGATGATTTGCAAGAAATAGTTGATAAGCGGCTAAGAGAAAATGGCATTCGATAAACCATATTGGCGTCCTAATAGAAAACAGGAACCTTTCCTTGCGGTTCCTCAGAGTATTAAGGAAGCTGTGTATGCAGGCGGAGCAGGTTCAGGTAAGACAGACGTTCTTTTGGTTTATGGTGTCATCAACGAATGGCACCTTAATCCTAGATTTAAACAAGTATTCATGCGTAGAACTTTCCCTGAACTACGTAATGAAGTGTTACCCCGTAGTAGAGAAATCTTTACTAAGTTTGGAGCAACATTAAATCGTTCTGAAATGGTATGGACATTCCCTAGACCAGATCAAGCAGGCGGAACTGGTATGGGAAATATGGGGGCAATGATTTTCCTTGGACATTGTGAAAACGAGGATGATGTTCACAAATATGATTCAATGGAAATTAATCTATTTACTCCTGATGAAATGACTTCGCTTACCGAATATATGTATATGTATATTGCTTTCACCCGCGTCCGTGCATCAGATAGGACATTACCTGCTATTGTCCGTGGTGCAGCTATGCCGGGTGGAATAGGTCATACATGGTTTAAGAAAAGATTCATTGATCCTTATAAACCAGGTGGAAGAACTATTGAAGGTAAAGGTGGAAATCTTCGTATCTTTATTCGTGCAACATTAGCTGATAATCCCCACCTTGATCCTACGTATGGTCAATCATTAGAAGGATTAAATGAGGCAGAAAAGAAGGCTAAGAAGTATGGAGATTTTGATGCATACTTAGGTCAGGTATTTGATGAATTTAGAGATAAACATTATCCTGATGAACCAAATAATGCTTTACATTGTGTTTCGCCCTTTAATATTCCTGAATGGTGGCCCAGATTCGTAATTGGTGATTGGGGTTATACTGCAATGACTTACATTGGATATTATGCAGTATCTCCAACTAAAAGGCTTTATTTATATAGAGAGCAATGGTGGGTCAAAACTAAGATTAGGGAATGGGCACCTTATGTTAAGGAATTTATTGAAAAAGAAAATCCAAGGATTGTTAAATTCTGTAGGTCTGCAAAACAAGATAGAGGGCAGGACCAAACTATACAAGAACAAATCAGTGAGGCACTTGGTGTTTCTGTGGAGTTATCTGATAATACTCCTGGCTCTCGTCTTGCGGGTAAGACGTTATTACATGAATATCTAAGATGGAAGCAACAATATATGCCAGCGCAGGAAATGCCCAAATATAATGATGAATATGCAAGATGGCTCCTTCGAGTAAAAGGATTAGATACTTATAAGAGATATCTGAAATTATTCGACGCGCCCGAAGAAGAGAAGAATATTCCTAAACTTCAAATCTTTCTTTGTGATGGAGATCATCCAAATAATCATGGGCATCCTAATTGCTGTCCAATAATGGTTGATTCAATTAAAGCCTGTAACTACGATAAACCAAAGAATAATAAACCCGCTGAAGATGTTGCAGAGTTTGAAGGGGATGATGCATATGATGATTTAAGATATGCATGCGCGACCGCTGAATCATATTTTGATGAAGCTGCTGAAGAATTTAAGAAATTTCAAGAGAGGGAACATCTTTCCCAACAGCTTGCAAATACTGGAGATTACACAGCTTTCTATCGAAATATGCATAGAATAGAAGCTAATGATGAAGATGCAATACAGCCAATTCAGAGATTTCATAGGAGTAGATAATGATTAAAGAATTACTTTATAAATGGTTTGGATTGGAAGATAAACCATGTTTGACATGCGAAGTTCTCCAACGTGAATTGGAGAATGAAAGACGGGAAAAGGAACGATTATTAGATAGACTTTTAATGCCTAAGGTTGAAATGCAACCAGCAATGGAAACCACAGATTTAAAACCATTGCCTACTACTCGTAAATTTATTCCTCATGCAGTTAGGCAACAAATGATGGATGCTGAGGATAGGAAATCCCTTGAATTATTAAAGAAAAAGCAAAAGGAAATCAAGGAAATGGGAACACCTATTGAAAAACTTGAAGAAGAAGTTTTAGGTAAGGAGGAAGAAGATGCCAGCCAAATCAGCAAAACAGTATAGATTTATGCAGGCAATCGCGCATGGAGCTAAATCTAATACTGGAATAGGACCATCTAAGGAAGTAGCTAAAGAATTTGTAAGTAAAACTTCTAAAGAAAAAAGAAGTCTTTTCAGTAAGAAGGATAAAAAGCGTGGCTAGGGAATATTCGGAAGAAGTTCAGCGGCTATTAAAAGCGGTTGTTGATCATTTTGATGATGAAGATAAGTCTGTGCGTGAACGCCAAATTAGGACGTGGCGCAGATTGAAACTGTTATGGGAAGGATTCCGTAATATTTATTCCAGTGAAACCGCGCATGATTGGAGGATACCAGATCAAGGTGCAACTGATGAAGGAGAGCAATCATACTATGATAAGCCCATGAATATTTTCCGGGCCTATTTAGAATCTATTATAGCTGCTCTCTCAATTACTGTTCCTGCGATTAAATGTTATCCTGATAATGCAGATGATTCTCTTGACTTATTAACCGCAAAAGCTGGAGATCAAATCGCAAAGTTAATTTATCATCATAATGATGTAATTCTTCTTTGGCTTCATGCATGGTTTATTTTCTGCACTGAAGGAATGGTAGCCTATTATAATTATCCTCATTCGGATAAAGAATATGGTCAATATGAGGAAAATGTTTATGAAGATATTCCAGAAGAACATGAAGTAATTTCATGTCCTAATTGTGGATATGAAATTGAAAATAATATAGTTGAATCGGGTAGTGAAATGCCTATGATGGGCATGGAAGAACAACAGGATATTTGTCCAAATTGTGGCTCTTTAATTAGTCCTCAGATTAATAGAACCACAGAAATGATTAGTCAGCTAATTAGAACTCAATTTAAAGATAAGACGAGATTGTGTTTAGAGGCATGGGGTGGATTATACGTAAAAACTCCAGTTTATGCTCGTAAGCAGGAAGATTGTCCTTATCTTAGTTATACATGTGAAACTCATTACGTGAATGTTATCAAGAAATATCCTAAATTGAAGGAAAAGTTCCAAGGTAAACCCCAAGGAATATTTGATCCTTATGAGGCTTGGGGCAGATTATCGCCTCAGTATTTAGGGGAATATCCCACAAATAATATCTCGGAAAGACAATATTGGTTTAGACCATGCGCGTTCGATGTTTTGAAGCAAGAGGAGACGGAAGAATTACTAAAACACTTCCCTGATGGATGCAAAGTAGTTTTAGCCAATGATGATTTTGCTGAAGCATGTCCTGAGAAATTAGATGAAAGATGGACTCTTACTTATAATCCCATGTCGGATTATTTACAGCATGATCCTCTGGGCCTGCTTTTAGTTTCTATTCAGGAAATTACGAATGATTTAGTTTCTCTTACGTTACAGACTATTGAGCATGGAATAGGCCAAACATTTGCTGATCCTCAAGTTTTAAATTTTGCTGGATACAGGCAAATGGAAACTACTCCTGGTTCAATATATCCTGCGAAACCAAAGGCAGGACATAGTTTATCTGACGCATTTTTTGAAGTTAAGACTGCTACATTATCACAGGAAGTAATGCCTTTCAGTGAAAATGTGCAGCAGATGGGACAATTAGTTTCTGGCGCGCTTCCTTCATTATTTGGTGGGGCATTACAGGAACAGAAAACTGCGTCTGGTTATGCGATGTCCCGTGAGCAGGCTTTACAGAGATTGCAGAATCTTTGGAAAATGTTCACTATTGCATGGAAGAAAGTATTTAGTAAGGCTATTCCCCAATATATTGAAAATATTCAAGCTGATGAACGAGATGTTCAATTAGATGCAAATGGAAAGTTTATCAATGTATTCATTCGTAAAGCAGATTTAGAAGGAAAGATTGGTAAGTTTGAATTACAGGCAAATGAAAACCTTCCTTTAACATGGTCCCAAAGGAAGGACGTAGTAATGAATCTTATGCAAATGAATAATGAGGAAGTTCTGAAGGTATTGGCTGCGCCCGAGAATCTTCCCATTATTCGTGAGTCCTTGGGACTTGAAGATTTCTATATTCCTGGTGAAGATGACAGGAATAAACAATATGAAGAGATTAAACTTCTATTGGATAGTGAACCTATAGTAATGCCTCCTACTATGGATCCTATGATGGCTCAAGATCCTATGGTAGCGCAGGATCCTATGGCTATGCAAGCAATGATGCCACAGGAAATTCCTTCAGTAGAAATTGATCCTGATATTGATAATCATGAAATAGAATTTGAAATCTGCCGCTCTTGGTTAGTAAGTGATGCAGGTAGATTAGCTAAAGTTGAAAATGAACCAGGTTATAAGAATGTATTATTACACGCTAAAATGCATCTCCAAATTTTACAGCAACAAGCTGCTATGATGGCTGCTGCGGAACAAAGTGCCGAATCCGTAGGTAAACAGCCCAAAGAAACTGATAAAGAGGCACCGATTAAGGGGAATGAAGATGTCAATACTCTCTAATTCTAATCCTGGCTCTATTGATTTAAAGACTGATATTGGTCCTGATGAAATTTATGATCTTCTGAAGGATGATGATAAACCTGAAGAGAAGGATGAAAAGGAAGAAAAACCTGATGAAGAAGTAAAAGAAGAAAAAGAAGGAGAAGAAGATAAAGAGGAAGAGAAGGAAGAGGAAGTTGATGAATTAAAAGAAATTGAAGAAGAATTAGAACTCGAAGATAAAGAAGAAGATGATTTAGAAATCATTCAGCCAGTTAGACGGGCGGAAATTTTACGTAAGTATCCCAAAATTTTCCAGGATTTTCCTTATCTTGAGAAGGCTTACTATAGGGAGAGAAAGTATTCTGAAATATTTCCTTCTCCTTCTGATGCTCAAATTGCGCATGAACGAGCAGAAACACTTGATAATTTTGAACAAGAATTACTTGGTGGGGATTTAACCAAAGTTCTTGAATCGGTTAAAAAGGAAAATAATGAATCATTCAATAGAATTGCAGATAATTACTTAATGTCCCTAGCTAAGGTTGATGAGAAAGCATATCATCATGTAGTTGGAAATATCATCAGAAGAACAATTTATAATATGGTTAAAGAAGGTCGGGATGTTGGTGGAGATCAAGGGCAACTCCTTGAAAATACTGCAACCATTTTAAATCAATACGTATTCGGAACTGCTAAATTAACTAGTTCTGCTCCTTTATCTAAAGCGGAACCTGATAAATCTGAAAGAGAGAAACAACTTGAAGAACGTGAGAAGGCTTTAAGTGTACAAAAATTTGAAGAGGCTCGTGGTGGTTTAGAAGATAAGATTGAAAAGATTCTCAAGCATAATATTGGTAAACATATTGATCCTAAGAATTCTATGACTTCCTATATTAAGGGAGTTGCGGAACGGGATGCATTAGAAACTACATATAAATTGATTAGTAAGGATAGTCGTTTTGCTGCCTTACGAGATAAACTCTGGCAACATGCAGAGAAGAATAATTTTAGCTCAGAATCTATCGGTAAGATTCAGAGCGCATATCTTTCAAAAGCACAAACACTGTTAGCCTCAGTCATTAAAAAGGCTCGAAACGAAGCATTAAAGGGAATGGGTAAAAGAATCAAAGAAGAATCTATAGAAGAAGAACAAGAACCAAAGGATAGGAAATCCGATGCCTCACCTAAAAGATCGGACAATCGTGTAAAAACTAAACCAGGACAAATTCCTGCTGGTATGTCTAACAGGGATTTTTTAATGTCTGATTAGTGAGGCAAATTATGGCAGCAGTTAATGAACAGCAGGTGGTTGCTCTTGAATTAGAGCGAGTACTGCCTAAAGTTCGCACAGTTTTTGAACGTGATGATATGTTTTATGCCAACATCAAGAAGCGTGATGTTGAGACAATTTCATATCGTCAAATGCGCGTTCCATTAGAATTAAGACCTGGGGGTTCTTTCCAGTATTTTAATCCTGATGGTGGCGATTTAGGACGTGGCGGTGGGCCAACTTGGGATAAAGCTGTATTACAGCCCGTATTCATGTCGGAAAATATTGAATACACCAAGTTAACTCAGTGGTCCACTAATACTGACCGTAAATCTATCGAAAATGCTGTGAGGCGTTTAGTTGCTACAGCATTAGATGAATTACGTCGTCAGATTGATTCACAGTTACAGCAGCCTGGAACAGGTGTAATTGGAACTGTAACTGCTGATACGCCCGCCGGTGGTGAAAACGTAATTGATTTAACCACTGATGGCTTTGGTGCGCGTTTAATGAGATTTGGACAAACGGTCCAAGTTTTTGATGCAACCTTAGCTACTAATCGCGGCTCTGGTGTTATTACTTTCTGGGATGTGGAAAATAAGCAGATTAAGATTTTCCCCCAGATTGCAGGTGTAATCGCAACTGATAAGATTGTTACTAACGGTATTACCTCTCCTGCTTCCACGCCAGCATTGTTTGGTGTGCCTTATCATCATTCCAATGCTTCTACTGGAACTTGGTTAGGTTTTAGCCGAGCAACAACTCCTGAAATTCGTTCTAATCGTGTTAATGGTGGTTCTGCTGCATTGTCATTACCATTACCACGTTTAGCGATTAACAAGATGGGAAATCGTGTTGGTTTGAATAATAATTTCAAGCCAAATGCTTGGACCCATCCTTGTCAGGCGCAGGCTTATGAGGAAATTGGTCAGTTAATTTCCATTATTCATAAGCAGGCTAAGGAAGAAGCTCTTAATGTTTACTTCGGCGATAACATGCAATTAGCCGGAGCACCCATTAAGACTCATTTCAGTTGGGATAAGACCCGTATTGATTTCGTTACCGATGAAACTTGGGGCCGTGGAGAAATTCTTCCTATTGGTTTCTATACAACTGATGGAAGAAAAATCTTCGAGATTCGTGGGCCTTCAGGTGGCGTTATGACTGCTGAAATCTTCTATATGGTCAATGGCTTCCAGGCATTTGTAAATAATCCTGCGGCCACTGCCTATATTGATGCATTAGCAGTTCCTACTGGTTACTAAGGAATATAGGAGGTAGGAGGATGATTCCTGGTACTCAGTCTAAACTATCGGAAAGCGTAGTTGCTTCGGCTACCAGTATTTCTGTCAAGACTGATATTGTTAGAATTACTGGTAGCACTACGATTCAAACTATTCTTTCACCACTGCAATCCAGTGGAATGATGGTTATTCTTATTCCAGTGGACGGCGCGGTTTCTTTAGGCACATCGGGCAATATTTTAGTTGGTATTGCTATGGCCCAAAACCGCGCAGTCTGGTTAGTATGGAATAAGGGCGCCGGCAAATGGTATATCAATTCGGGAGTGTAAAATGTCAGTTTTAAACTTTCAGGATATTTCAACTGTTCAGAGTGAACAGCAACAGAAGCCTACAACTATTGCTTCTGCTGCTACAGTAGCACCTCAAAACTTCCTCACTTTTATTAGTGGGACAGTTGCAATTGCTACTGTATCTCCTCCCGTGCCCGGCGTTCATATGTTGTGCTTTATTTTCACAACTACTACGCCTACGGCATTTACCACAACTGGAAATATCAAGGCAGTGGCAACTCCTACAACGAATTTGCCAATGTTCCTTGTGTATAATCCAGTTGAGGGCAAGTATTACGCAGGTGAAACTACTACGTAATGTATAAGTGGGCTACTGATTTTTTCATGGTAGGGCAACCAGTTGGTAACTTCATAATTCGCTGAGCGCAGGTAAAGGGGGCAAAATGGAGATTGCAACTGACCCACTTATTCTTGATAAAGCATTAGCTATATCGGGTTGGATGTCTATAAGGGAACTAACCTGGTTAGCTAATGTGGCGCGGTCATGTAAATGTATCGTAGAATTTGGTTCATATCTTGGGCGTTCTACACGCGCGCTAGCAGATAACGCGCCTGATGATGCCAAGATATATACAGTAGATCCTTGGAATGGACCATATAAATTAGAAGATGGAAATGATTTAGAGGTAGTTAACACATATGTAATGCCTCAGTTCGTAACCAATTTACAGGAACATGTTTTATCAGGTAAAGTAATTCCAATTAGAAATTTCTCTTATAATTTTGATTTACCCAATCATGAATTTGCTGATATGGTCTTTATTGATGGGGACCATAGATACAGCACGGTAATTAAGGATATAAATAAAGCAATGTGGTTATTAAAGCCAAATGGAATTATTTGTGGACATGATTATGCCTTTTCCACATGGCCTGGAGTAAAGAAGGCCGTAGATGAATTGTTAACAAATGTTACAGTAGAGGATACAATATGGTGGACCCGAAAGTAATGGTTGGAGTTATCACGGAGCATTATGCACGACGGGCGGATTTTTATGATTACGTGAATCTCCTAGAAAAGCCCGAGGGATTCACTATTTATGTGCATGAACGCTCCCCCGCCCGTGGAAGAAATATTATCATTGACGAAGCGATAAAACATAATTGCACTCATATTCTTTTTATTGATGATGATCAGGCGTTTGAACCTAGAGCACTTAAACAGTTATTAAAACATGACGTAGATATTGTGTCAGGTCTTTATCTCTCAAGAGCATATCCTCATACTCCATTAATTTTTGATGTAGCAGATGATGAGGGCGCATGCCTTCCCGTCTATTTAGATCCTAATGATAATGGATTGAAGGAGATTGTAGCAGCAGGATTTGGATTCCTTCTAGTTAAGACTTCTATTTTTGAGAAACTAGAGAAGCCTTATGTAAGATTGGGAGAATTAGATCCTGAGCAATGGAGTGATGATATCGGATTCTTTAAGAGAGTCCGTGAAGCTGGAATTAAATCTCATTGTGATATGAATTGTTGGGTAGGGCATCTTGGTGGAATGATTGTTTGGCCACATAAGGAAAATGGAGTTTGGTATACTTCCTATGATACTGGTGGCGCAGGTCGAATAAATACCCCACAAATGAATGCTAATTTGGTGTCAAAATTGGTATCAAAATGATTCAGAAACTTCTCCCATCTGAATTTGAAGCATTTAATCAAAGATTGATTGAATTATATGGCAGGATGGATACTAATCTGCCATATTTTAGATTAGTTTGGTCAGATGATGTATATGAGAAGAGATGGATGACTCATACAGATGAGGGATTCCAATTACTTTTTCCTGAAGTTAGAGAAGTTCCTAAATATAAGGGATGGAAAAGTAATAGATATGTCCTTGAGGGGTTGCAAGAAGTTCAAGGGGAAACTGATATTCCTGCGAAAATTTCCTATGAACCCATATGGACATTTCAAGATAGGAATGGAGAATATTTAATTCCTATTTGGCCTGCAATTCAATTAATATTGGAAACCTTAAAAGAGAATGTAGAGAAGGCAGGAACAGTTAAATATAAGGATCCTGAATCTGATCCCAAAGAAGCAATGGAAGTGCAGGAACAGAGAGTTAAAGAATATGAAGAAGCATTATTTGGAAATGAAAGTAAAATAACTACTGCCCTTTCACATCGAAGTGGTGTGGCATATGGACCTGGCAGTAGTCCTAACAAGGAGAGATAGCTATGAATTGTTTGGTCAAAAACATTCCAGTAAATAGTGATGAATGGAAAAGATCACCTGTTTGTGATTGTGAAAATTGCCAGGAATTTTTTAGGCAATTAAGAGCCACTTTTAAAACAGGTAAATCTCTAGATTTTAGAATGAAAGAACTTGCTATGGAGAATAAATAATGGCTATTGATACTATTCCGGGCGGAATTCCTACAAGTGCGCTAGGATTTAGTAAGAGAAGGACTATTCGGGCTGAAGTAAATCCCTTGGATAAATCTACAGTAGTTAGCATTTTTCCAAAGGAACTTCATGAATATAAACCAACTATCATGCCGGGAGATTTTCATATTCCTGCTGGTAGATTTGAAAATCCTTCTGTACTTGTAGTTGGTCCTTCTAGTTGGTGGAGAGATATTGATCCCGACCAGCCCTTATTAGAAATTACCAATTCAAGTATTCAAGTTGCAGATTCCATCGTTAGGGATTATTGCAATGGATACATTGGTTGTGATATGGCGGAATCTATGCCAGGATTATTTTATTTGCCTGGGGATCATTCCGTAAAGAAAGTTGTAACCGAATTTAAGGCTCATTTAGACAGGGCAAAGAAAAGACAGGATAATTGGTTTCGATCCTTAGTAAAGATTGCTGATATTCTCTGGGCGCGCTCGAATGGAAATCCTATTACCATCATGGATGACATGAGATTGGCTGCTAGGGAATTAGGTTTAGATAAGGAATGGATTAAAGATTTCCATGCGGCTGAATTAATTCGTTGTCAAGCCTGTGGAAATATGAGAAATCCTGCATATCCTGTTTGCGCTGTTTGTAAATGGGTAGATCAAACGCATCCAATGGCAAAAGACCTTAAGTTTGCGGTGTAACAATACGAGGGTTGGATAATGCCCACACCTGCTAAAATTATCAATATGGTAGCATCATTACAGAATGATACTGCCCAACAGCAATATACTGAAGATGCTGTTTTGCCCTATTTGAATATAGCAATGCAGGAGTTACAGGAAATATTTGAAGAAAATAATATTCCTCTAACTAACGAAACTTCAGGTATATTAACTGTTCCTGCTGGCACGGTAATTATAGGATTTGGAACTGTTCCTGCATTACCAGCTAATTTAATTGAAATACAGCAGGTGTGGGAAAGTAATGATGGGGGAAATACATGGACTCCTATGGTTAGAAAGGATTTTATTCCCCATAATTTGGAAGAAATTGAGATAAGTACCTTTGGTATATTTGCTTGGGTAAATAATGAAATTAGAGTTCCCCCTGCTACAGGGATTATACAACTTAAATTAGATTATATTCAATCCATATTCAATTTACCTATTGAAATTGATGATGTTGAGGTAGAATTAGGGGTTCGTTTCAAGAATTTAACTACTTATCTTGGTTATGCAACTGGCGCGCTTTGTTCCATGTTTATTGGAGAGAATGAAACTAGAGCAGCCGCGCAGAATGGTAAAGCTGAAATCGCATTAGAACGAGCATTAAATATTCCAACTAAGGGTAGACAGGCTATTTATACTCGACGTAGGCCATTTAGAGCAAACTATAAAACTCGTGGGTGGTTCTGATGTTTCGTGATCATGAGCCAATAGTTTTAGAGGAATTTAATGGATTATGGAAAAGGGGAGATGAGGACTCGTGTCCCCAGGAATATTTTACGGATGAAAATAATATTCAATCAATAGAATCAGGATTTGAAACTAGAGATGGATTGGATACTCTTCTCGCGCGAGGAAATGTTCTCCGATTATATAATTATAAATTGCAGACAGGGGAATCATTACTTATTTTAGATACTAATGGTGATATTTATCATGCAGTTCCCCCTTGGACTTCTCCCACAGTATCAGGTCCTATACTGCATGTAGCAGGAATGACGGATTTTGGTTTCTTTGCGTTTGCTGGACGAGCTTATATTAGTCCCTTTGGAACATTTGTAGATTCTGATGGAAAGAATTATCAGAAGGGATTAGAAAATGAAGTAGTATACGTATATAAAGGTGATGGAACCCCTGCACGCGCAGCCGCAGGAAATCCTCCCACATTACCTGGTGATACTCCTATGGTTGCTTTTAATAGCACTATAGATGGAAAAATAGACCAGGGTATCCATGTATTTGCAGTTACATTTAGTGATGGAGTAGGGGATTCTACTGGATTGGGTCCTACTGTATTACCTGTTATATATGCGCCCGGCGGGAAAGAAGCCATCATAAATAATATTCCCATAGGTGGATTAGGTATTACACAACGTAAAATTTGGGCCACGGCAGCTATAGATCCTAAAGATTGGAATCCCGATACAACTACATATACTTATTTTTTGGTCAAAACGGTATTAAATAATACAGATACAGCTACTACGGTATCGTTTGCAGATACGGAATTAGTTGTTCCTTTCGCCGCAGGAGCATTAGCAAATCCTACTTCAGGTGGAATTAATGCTAAGAATTCTACGGTTGAGGGACATTCTGATTTAGGATTACATATCATTGGTGTAGTATATGAAACTGATACAGGATTCTTAACTGCACCTGGGCCTGAAGTATTTGCAGTCCAATCATTTGTTAATGTAAATAAAGCTATAGATATAGCAAATATTCCCACATCTCCTTCTGCGTTTGTAATTAGACGACATTTAGTGTCGAGTAGAGCTATTTTAAATTATAATGGAGATGATAGGGGATATCAATTATATTTTATTCCAGATGGGACTATTGAAAATAATACAGATGCTACCAAAACAGTATCTTATTACGATTTAGATTTGATTGAAGATGCATCCTATCTTTTAGATAATTTTGCCTCAATTCCTGCGGGCGTAGTTCTATCTAGTTACAACAATAGGATGATCCTTGCTGCAACTTTTACTGATATTTCTCTTGCTTATCTTAGTGCGCCCGGAGAACCTGAAGCAATTGATCAAGTAGATGGACAAATCATAGTTCCCTTAGATGGAAATCCTATAACGAACGCGCAAGAATTTAGAGATGTTCTTTATTTATATAAAAAAACTAGAACATACATGATCACTGATAATGGAGATGTTCCCTCTACATGGTCAGGGCCAGTTCCATTAGATCAAGGTATTGGGGCATCAATTCATGGAATCGCGCAAGTATTGGATTCTGGCGGCGTTAATGTTGAATATCTTATTGTGGTTTATTTTGGGGGGATTTATATATTCAGCGGTGTTTATACTGAAATTCCCCTAACATGGGTAATTGAAGATTTATGGAAAGATATAGATAGAAATGATTTTGCCAATATTCAGATAATGAATGATACTTTAAATAAAAAATTATATATGACCCTACCTAATAAACAAATGTTACTTGGTCAATATGAAGATGGGTTAACTCCTAAAGATATAAAATGGCATCCTTGGACTTTTGATATTGAAACAACCACAATAACATTAATTCAAACGGATACTTTAGTTATCGGTTCTGAGCAGGTTGCGTAATGGCGATACCGAATGCTGACGAATTTACTGCATTTGACTTAGGAGTTCTTCCTGTAGATGTTAGTCAAGATGTATTTGATACAGGACAATCTTGGACTGCCTGGTATTTCTTTGATGCTCCTACCACGGGGGAAGTTGGAATTTGGGGATTTGGGGATTTAGTAGGATATAAACCTACTATTTTCATATACACAGGAATTCCAGGCGCGCTTAGTTCATACCCTGTTCCTAATCTAACTTTCGTTCAGAATAAACCAGTTCAGATTCCTGTTACGGCAGGAACTAGATATTTCCTTGAATTTCGTAGGAATGGAAATTTTGCCACCTCTATATTACGAATCAGAGCAGAATATTTCGTCCCAACTGTCGCGCCTGTTGGCTCTATTTTTACTAATGATGATACTGAAGGATTTCCAGCGGTTATAGTATCTTCAGCTACAGATTTCCTTACTCATAGATTTCTTTATCCCTTCCCTTCTGGAGAGGCTGGAGATATATTAGAAGGAAATGGAAGAATATTAATTGCCGATGAATTTGCAGATTTAAATCTTAAATTATACGAAAATGATCTTACCTTTATTACTGATGTTCTTTTTACTTGGACAGGATCCCCAAGGATTAGAGCAGTTCAAGGTGGGAATAAATGGTATGTTGGGGATACTGGAAATGCATTCAATTTTGCTTCAGTAAGAACTGTAAATGCAGCAGGAACATTAGGTGGAACTATATTTAACTTAGGTGCAGCCGGATTAACTGGAATGGCTGCAAATAATGCCGAAACTATTCTCTATTATAGTGGAAGATTATCCTCATTAAATAGCGAAATTAGACGTTGGGATCTCCTAACTAATTCTGCTATGTCAGATTTAGTTCCAGCAGTGGGAGGATATGTTGTAGGAGATATTCTTTACTTAAATGATGATACTCTAGTAGTTAGTTATTTTAGAACTTCACCTAGAGACTTATTTATTAGAAGATATGATGTTGCGGGCGCGACTCTAAATACTTATATCCTTGGGACTGCATTTACAGTTACTCTGCCCAGATTGGCATATGCAATAGATAATCCTTTATCATTCTGGGTATGGACTCATCCTTCTGGGGCATCATTTGGATTATCAGTATTCAAGAATATAGTAGTTGCAACTGGGGCCATTGCAATTAATAGAACTCATGCTGAATATACGGCAGGAGCGTATTTCCCGGCTGAAACTGCAACTCCCTTTGCCAGATTTGGTGTTCCATTTAGTTGTCCATTCATGATTACCCGCGCCAGTATTGGTGCTCCTACTACAGGAACAATAGTAATAAATAAAACTACAAATCCTACCGGAGATCCTACATTATTTACTTTCAATGCAGGTGGGGGATTAACTCCTGCCACATTCCAATTAGCAGATGGTGGAACTCAAACTTATAATAATGTTCCTGTAGGAATTTATAGTATAGAAGAAGTAGTTCCTGCTGGTTGGTCTGTTGATTATGATGTAAGTGATGGAAGTCCTCCTAATCTCCTATCTCTTCAAGCAGGGGAAGTAATTATCATAAATGTCACAAATACTATGACACCCAATGAAAGGTCGGGGATATACAAAATAACTCCAGGCAAGAGAAATGATACGTTGTGGAATGATTTAACTCTTGGAACTACTACTGTGGTAAAGATTCCTAATCCATTTGTTAAAACTGGATTGATAGGTGAATAATGCCTAAAGGAGTAGCTCGTTCAAGTGGTTCATCAGGAGAGCAGATTTCTCATATTAATATGGTGCGCTTACGTGTAACAGGACAGGGCGCGCTTAAATTGGCTCTCCTTTCACTACAAGATGTGAATAGACAGCAACTCTATGATATTCCATTATCACCGAGAACTGCTATTCAACCTAGAACACTAGCTAATTTTAAGGAACAAAGAGCTAAATT